GCTCGCCATCCTCGTCTATCGTCCCGTCGTTTGGTTCCTGGGTGATGATTTCCGGCTTGGCGACGGCGCGCGGCGGCGGAAGGCGAAACCCGGGCGAAATGCCATAGGCAAGCCCGGTATCAATCTGCGCCAGCACGTCGCGTCCATAGCTCGTGGCGGCAATCTCCGGGGAAATGTCCGCCTCGAATGTCAGCGCCTCCGGGGTGTCAGTCAGCCGCATCGTGCCGGTAAGCTTTGATGCAAGCGGCTTGTTGAAATCGTGCCCGACCAACAGGTGGATTTCCTTGTCGGGCGCTTCCACCCGAAAGGCCAAAGCCTTCGGCGCGAACGCTTCCTTCTTCGGCCTCCCTCCGTTGCGGCCACCATCGGAGAGCACGGCGCGTTTCCCGTAGGGGAAGCGGCCTTTCAGCCGCCTCCCGCCACGTTTGGAACGCCGAACTTCAAGCTCGCCGATGGAGCCGCCCCAGAGCATCACTGGATCCCGGTCAGGACTTCGATTTGCTCGCCCCGGCTGTAGGTCACATCCATCGTGGCCAGCGCCGTCAAGCGCAGCCCGCCCGATGCCGCATCCGAGTAAGGATCGCGGATCAGGTCGATGGCGCCCCAGGTGCCCACGAAGATCGGCGGCACGCCATTCTTGGTGACCGTCAGCAACGCGCTTGAGGAGAGGGGCGAGCTGGCCGGTTCGGCTACCGCGTTGCTCGACATCACCACGTTCGGGATGTTCTTGATCAGGCGATCCCATTCGCTGACCGCGGTATTGGTGATGAGCGTGTCGTCAAGGTCGTCATAGACCTCGGGGCGGATCAGCAGACGAACGTCCGCGGGGCTTGCGATGGCATTGGCGATCAGGAACCGCTTGACCGCGCCGCGGAAGGTTGCCCAGGACGCCGCCGCGTTAACCTCGGTGACGGTGAAGGGCGCCGGCGAGAGGTCGGCCAAAGTGAAAATGCCGCTCGGCTCGCCCGACAATCCGCTGCCCAGAAACACGGCGTGGTCCATCGCAACCGCCATCGCGCCGTTCATGTCGCGACGCACGGCCTGCTCCAGCGCATCGCCCGACTGCTTGAGGCTCTTGCGCGTGATCTTCATCTGTACGCCGAGCGTATGATTCGGCGCCAGAGGGCGATCGGTGGTTGCATAGGCGGTTGGGGAGGCAACGGTGCCGGTTTCCGTCGAAGCCCAGCCGGCCGAAACGCTGGAGGTGGTGACGGGATATTCCACATCGCCCTGGCCGATGTTGACCATGCTGGCACCCATTAGCACCGCCGCGCTGTCCGCGAAGATGCGATCGATGATCGGCATGGTCTGGCGGGGGTTGGGTGTACCGCTGGCGATGGTTTCGCCGGAGCGCTTTTCGAGGGCCATCCAGGGGATGGGAACGCCGCGATAGCCTCCGTGGCTGCGAAGCTCCTGCACCACTTCGGCGGTGGCGCCGTCCAGGGCCTTGCCTTCAGCCAGCATGAGGGCGACTTGGCGCACCTCGAACCGGCCTATCAGGTCGGCGAAATCCTTGTCGGAGCGGGTTTCCAGTTCGCCCTTGGCCTCGCGGCGTTCCTGATCTTCGGTGATGAGCGCGGCGCGATAGCGGGTTTCGTTGGCGCGATACTCCGCATCCAAGCTTTCCATGGAGCGGGTTTCGTCCTCGGTGGGCTTTTCCTTGCCCACCAGGCCGGCGAGGGCCTGGCGGATTTCCGACTGCCGTCGGGAGATTTTCACGGACTCAAGCATGAGAGATGATCCTTTTTCGGTTTTGACAGTTCAAAGACCAGGGATTTCCACGCCTGGCGCGCGGGGTCGGCCGGCGTCTCGAAGCCGACCTCGACTTTCGTTTTCGCCGCGTGGCAGCGAATACAGAGCGTTTGAAGGTTGCCCAGCTCGTAGGCGAGTTCGGGATGCGAGCGCAGCGGCTTCACATGATCGACCTGGAGGCGGCCGGCTTCGCCGCACTTCACGCATTTGAAGCCGTCGCGGCGCTTGGCGAGAAACCGCACCGCTTTCCATCGCGGCGTGTCGTAGATCGATGCACCGTGGCGCTGATAGGTCTTCATCATGCCCATACCATCGCCTTGGGCTTGCGCGTGGGGCGGCCCGTCATGCGCGCGCCCTCGGCCACGGCCAGGACCGAGGCGGATGCTGCATCAATGCGCCCCGTAGAGCGGGCCTTGGCCAGCTTGAGATTGTTGGCGGGATCGCGGAGCGTCACCGCATCGGCGAAGGCCGAGCGCAGCAACAGCGATGGCCGCGTCTTCACCTTGCCGTCGAAACAGGCCCGGCGGAACCGCTCGCAATCCTCGCCGCCGTCGCGGAAGCCCATGCCACGCCAGATGATCGGGGCGCGGATGCCGGCGCGGTCCATGCCTTCGCCCAATTCGGCCTGCTTGAACCGATCCGCCAGGATGGCCGCGATGGGCTGATCCGCGATATGGTGCATGACCTCGGCCAGCCAGGCCGCGACCGGCACCGTGGCGTCGCCCAGGACGGACAATTCGCCGCGCCGCTCCATCTCCACATAGCGGTCATTGACGCCATCGGCCTGGCCGCGATGCAGGAGCGAAGGCCGGGACGGGAAGGTGCCATGCACCTCAAGCCTGCCGGTTTCGGGCCAGTAGAAGGCGGCGGCCGTCATCGACGCAGATCCGCCCAGATCGATTCCCACCACCACCGGGCCCTGGCGCGGTGGCGGCTCGGCCGTCTCGCAGTTGAGCCATTCGTCCACCGTCAGCAACAGGTCGCGGGCCTCGCCGCTGATCCGTTCATTGCGGTTGTAGAGGCGGAAGCTGGAGAGGGTGGAACCGCCTCGCGCGATAGCGCGGCGGGCCTGTGCCTGGAGCCATTCGAGGCTGGCGCCGATGCCGTGCGCGGCGCCGGGATTGGCCAGCTCCAGGCTTCCCATATCGTCGGCGGGCAGGCCCGGTGCGGGGCGATGTTCCTGGCGATAGACGCCAGCCTGTTCCTCGTCCAGCCACTTGCTGAACGGGTGGGCGTCATCGGGAGCACTGGTGGAAATGATGAGGGCCCGGCCACCACGCTTGCCCAGGCCGGACAGCAGCGCATGCTCCAGGGCGTCGCCCTGGTCCAGCGGCCAGTGCCCGCGTTCGTCCATGAGAACCATGGTGGGCGCGGAGCCGAGCGCCGTCTTTCCGTCCGCCGCGATGGCGCGGATGACATGGCTGCCGGCGTCATCCTCGTATTCGATTTCGAGGCGCGGCGAGCGGCGGAAGGTCAACCGCTTCTGCACATCATCGGGCAGGGACCGGGAGAAACCCGCCGCGAACTCGTAGCCGATCCTGGCCTGGTCCCTGGTGCGGGCCGCGATCAGGATTTCCCGGCGGGCCTGGCCATCCCATTCGCCCAGCAGGGCACCGAGCGCCAGCCCGGATGATAGAGCCGTCTTGGCATTGCCGCGTCCGATGCTCAGGGCCGCCACGCTGGTAGCGGCATCCAGGGCACCACGGACAAACTGTTTCTGGAAGGGTGCCAACTTGACCGGACGGCCCGACAAAGGCCCCTCTGGAATCGCCAAGCGTTCCAGAAACCGGATGGCTTTGGTGGAGGATTTCAGCGCCATGCCGACCCCCAGGCCGCACAGCGCGAAAGGAAGACCCCGCCCCCTCCGAACGGTTCCCCCTCCCGAAAGGGGGGCATTGGCACCAGCGCGGTCATGCGCGGGCCTGTAATTCGTAGAGCGCGAGGGCCGGATCGGCGCTGACGTTGATGACCGAGTAGGTCTTGTCGCGTGCCGTCACCGTGTCGCCCGGTACGGGCTCAATGTCCAGCGTCTTGGCGACGATGACGATCTTCACATCGCCGGCGAGAATGATCGTGTCATCAATGTACTGGGCTGCGTAGGTATCTACGAAGCCCTGGCAGGCATGATCGGTGAGCGTGGGCGGGCCTGGGTCATAGGCAGGGCCATCGCCTGGCGTGGAGCGCGTGACGGTGATCGCGAACGGAATGTCCGCGTCGATCAGCGCATCGCCGATAATCTCGGCAAGCTCACCTTCCAGAATTGACACCATGGCGCGCGTACTATGCGGCTGGTGTCAATCCTGGAAAATGAACCTGTAGGCGCATGTAGGCGCATGGGCCTTGCGCTATGAACCGCGCGCCCTGCGGTATTCGTCCAACGCCTTTCAGTGGCCGCCTTTGGCGAGAGCGACGCGGAGCGCGGCTTGGAGCCTCCTGGCCTCGCTATTGCTGATGGCAAGACGGGCAACCACCCGTCGCTCTGGGCCAACATC